ACAGCTACTCGTTTACGAACCCCGACGGCTCGCGACGTACCGACATACCGGGCGGACCGATGCGTATTGACACGGACCACCTCGGCGGACCATTTACCGTAACCGTCCAGTATTACGCCGACAGTCCCTCTATGGTGAAATGGTTTCAGTTGTTTTGGTTGCGCACCACGTTCGAGGGGTCGATACCGTTCCAATGTGCGTTAGCTCTTGAGTCCCCCGACGTGTTCGAGGACTACAACGTACGTCTAAAAGGCGCACCGCAGTGGAACGGTATGACGGGTTTCAATGGCCGCGTTTCTTGTTCTTACGAAGTCGAACAGAAACTTATAGATTACGAGACGGAAGACACGCTTTACTGGATACTGTCGGAGTACGGCGACGACGCAGCCGCTACGTTCCAAGAATTAGAAAACTTGACTAATCCCGTGATGGATTTATGGATCCCCGCATGAGCAATCTAGCTACGGATAAAATTATCGCAGCGTTAATTAAAAACGACGCGTATAAAATGAACCTAGACGCTGTGACCATTAATCACAGCGCATGGCCGCAGCCTTTCCGTTTTACGCGCAACTACGTGCCAGGCGGTTCTTTCACGTTCGAAGGTCACGTATATCAATATTTACCGATGTTGTTGAGTCGTGCAGGGCAGGACGGGAACCTGAACCAAACATGGTCAATCACACTTCAAGACCTGAACGACGAAGTACAAGCGGCTGAAAACCTGATCCCTATTGACAGTACCGAGTACCCAACGATTGAGATCCGAACGTTTGAATACGACAAGCGCGACCAGTCCGTAGTGTTGCTAGAAGGTCCGTACACCACCAACACGGCGGGTATTAGTTACGACTCTAAAGGCGCGTTAATCGAAGCCGCAGCCGAACGCGTGAATATAAACGGAACGGGCTTTAAAATGTCGCCTGATAGATTCGGCACGTTACGACCGTTAATGCGATGATTATCGGAGAGAACTACCACGCGGGCTACGATTGCGCACACGCTGTCGCAACCGAATACGCCACGATAGGTGTGGACATGGGCGACACGTTCGACTGTGACCATTTTAGCGTTACGTTTGTTCGTCGATTGCGCAAATTGTTTCACCAAGTGGAAACGCCTCGCGATTGGGATATGGTGGTAATGCGTAGAGGCAATAACCAGCCCCACGTCGGTGTAATGCGATATCGACGCGTTAAGCATAACAACGGTGTAGGCGCGTCCGGTGCTGTAGTTAGTGACGATTTAGGGTATATTAAGCGTATATATCCTAACGTAACGTATTGGCGTCTTAATGATCAAAGTAACGTATCACCCGATAGACTCGGACGCGACGACTAGCAGCTCGGCCACACTTGCCGACTGGTTTATCCAGCAGTTCGGCGACGAAATTAACGTACCTGCGGGTTTGCGCATAACATGCGGGAACGCTAACCGAGAAAACGACGTCACGGAAGAAATAGCACTCGGAGACCCTAACGGCCATTTAACAGCAGTTGATGGTGAGTATCATGTCGTCGTAGTGCCGGCGGGGCCTGAAACATGGGTGCCGTTAATTGTATCGCTCGTCGTATCCGTGGCGGCCGTACTCCTCACCCCGAAACCTGACGTGCCGAGCGCTGCGAACCGCCGCGCTCGGCACGTCAGCGCTACTAACTCGCTAGGTAATCGTTCCAACGAAGCGAAACCTGGCGACCGATTCCAAGACGTACGGGGCTTTGAGCCGTCGGTATACGCTGATTTGCTCATGGAACCGCACCGCCGTTATACGGATAACCGCGAAATTGAATTTGTATACGGTACGGTAACGGCGGGTAAAGGTCTCGTGAGTGAACCGCGTGACGGAATCACTAAGTGGGAAGTGGTCGAAGGGTCGCAACTTGACATATACCCCCCGGGTGCTGAACCTGGTAACGGGTCGCCGTCTCAAACGTTTGGTGCTAGTACGATAACGTTCCCCATTGTGGCCAGTACCCGAAGCCGTAACGTAACCGGTCAAATACTCCCTCCACCTAATCAACTCACCGCATCAAGTGACGGCACTATCGGACCGTTTGGGATACCCGAAGGCAGTTCGTCGGGCTGGTTGAATTTACTTGCTCAAAACGGCATACGTTTGTCTGGTCAATCGGATAGCTCGTACAGCGTTACTTGTCAGTTCACAGTGTACGAGCTAGACAGTAACGGCGAGCGGACCGGTGAAAAGTCGGTATTACCCGATATTGTACTCAAGTCTAACCCGGTGCTCCTCACTGACCAAGTAGGCGTTACTCAAGATTTCGACATACCTTATCAGAGAGCGGAAATACTCGGTAAGCGCATTAGTAACACCGATAAGGACTTTGAAGGCACCGTAGTCGACGAAGTGCAGTGGGCCGCGATGTATACCGTAGAGCCTACGCCCGTGACGACACCGTCAGACGTAACAACGGCGTATGCTACGATTAAGCAGACGCCCGCAGCGTTAGGCGTGCAAGAACGTAAATTGAATTTCGGCGTAACGCGTTACGAGCGTCGATACCTTGGTAATGGTCAGATGAGCACGGAGCTAGACACCCCTAGTGCTGAATTTGCGGACGCGGTGGTCGGTCTAGCGTTAGACCCTACGGTCGGTAAGAACGTGACGCTTGAACAGCTTAACGTCGATTCGTTGTACGCAGTACAAGAAGAGATCGTGGCGTATTTCGGAACGCGTGACGCGGTGAAGTTCGGCTACTCGTTCAGTACCACAGACATGACGTTCGAAGACCACTTGACACTTATTGGTCGTGCGGTGTTCTGCAAGGTGTTCCGTGTTGGTAATACTTACGAGTTTCGTTTTAATCGTCCGCGTGCCAAGGGTGAAACGGCGCTACTACTTAACCACCGCACCAAGTACGCCGGAACCGACAAGCGTAACCGTCGATTTACGGATCCAGATAGTAAAGGATACGACGGTGTGGTGATATCGTATAAAGACGCTAAGACGAAAGTGTTTGAAAATATCCGCATACCTGAAGGCACGTTCCCCGTTAACCCGTACGAGATAGAGTTACCAGGTGTAACAAACGAACAGGTCGCAACTTGGCACGCACTCAGAGAGTGGAACCGTATCAAGTACCGCAGGGTTTACCATGAGACCGAAGCGCACAGCTTTGCGCGTGGTCTAGTACCTGACGACCGTATCACCATGGCTAACGACACGTTAACCCGTAGTCAGAACGGTAACGTGCTCGCTCAGAGCGGTTTAGAGTTGCGACTCGCGGAAGGTGTGAACGTCGTAGCAGGCGAACAGTACACGATCACATTGTTGTACAAGTCCGGCACCGTTGAAAATATTCTGTGCGAGAAAGGTACGATCGGCCCTGCTTGGGTGCGCCTGTTCAGTCTACCGAGCGAAGACGTTTATACGGGTAATCTCGAAATGCGTACCGCCTATAATCTGTATGTGGATGAAGACGCGGAAAAAGACGACATGTTGGTCGAGGCCATGACAGTGTCGATTAAGAACGGGCAGGAGCGTGTAAGGGTTCAAGCCGTTAACTACGACGTCAGGTATTGGGACGGCGACCCGCAAACGGTAAGTACCGGATCGTTTAGCACAGCGTTTAGTGATGCGTTTGACAAGGGTTAAACGGGTGTGTAATATTAGGATAAAGGCGGCACGCTGTGTGCCGTCGTAAATGGAGCGAAATAGAATGATTGAGCGATTGAGTCAAGCAATTAAAGCGGCGAAGGTGTTTGCAGCAAAGAAAGACATTCGTTACTACCTGAACGGTATTGCGTTACACATTCAAGGTACGACTATCACGAGTGTGGTAGCGTCTGACGGGTATTGTTGCTGCATTGTAGGTAATCAAGAGTTACGCCACGACTCGGAAGTAGCGATCGTAAGTAACGAAGACGTGCCGATCTTACTACGTGCGCTTGAAGGTTTACCGGAAGGTACGTCTACGGTGAACGGCTTGAGAATCGACCATATGAAACTGGTTATCGGTGATTACAGTGTACCACTAGTAGACGGTCGTTATCCTGACGTGAGACGCACCATCCCTGCACAGAAACGCAACGCGGGTAGTGAGATCGGTATCAATCCTGATTTACTGGCTAAGTTAAAACCGTTCAAATCTGAACTATGTAAACACTTGAAAGCTAAAGACCGCGCGGCGGTAGGTTGCACAATGAAAGCAGGCGACGCGAACGAAAGTGTGCGTTTCGACTTTACGAATGAAAAGATCGACCGTGCAATAGTAATTATCTCACCTATGAGGCTGTAACAGTATGAAAAATGTAAGCACGTTACTCGCAATGATGGCGATGGCCGCAAGTGAAGCGGTGTCAACACGAAGCGAAACTCTATCAAGGGAGATCGCTTCGTGCTACGGACCCCGAACCGTTTCGGGATCTCAGAATCCGACTCGTCAGCCAAAAGCACGCAAAGCGTACTACACAGTAGATTCACCAGAAGTTAAACGCATGAGACTATAACCAATGACAAGTAAATCAAACGGCGCGAACTACGGCGCGAAACGTGTAGTCAAGGCGGTGAACTTTGTTAACACTGCAAAGCCACCAAAGAAAAAACCGCTAGGGTATGAAGACGATGAAGACAGCGACAAGCGTTCTAATACTCGCCGTACTTAGTTCGGCGGCTCGGTTTGTTGCGACTCCAGATACCGCGTGGTATCTGGACGACATACTGGACAGCGTGGAGGTGATAATACTTTGTGCTATCGTTGCGAGGCTGAGTGTAAAGCACTTACCGACATGGTGCCTCGTCATAGCGTACGGGGCTTGTGAAACCGTCGAGGCCGTGTCCAACCTCCTATGGTACGCGTTCGACGTATATAACCCCTATCTTGACGCGTTACGTGTTTGTATTGCTGTCGTTGCACTCGGTTACTACCGTCTACGCAAGTACGACATACCTAGTGATAAGCTCTCGTCGGGTCACATGTACCTGACGTACAGAAAACCTCGCACGAGTCAAGACCGTTGGCTTGCTATGTTCGGTCTACCGTTGGGTGGTGTCGGGGTGTACTGCCGCGGCAACTGGTATCACTACCGCAAGGGCGTATTTGTGATTTCAGAATGTAAACCAACCACAAACCATGTTATTATTCAAGCAAAGGCGTATAGAAAAGACGCAATTGATCAACTTGAGAACATGGCGGGTACACGATGGAGTCTCTTCAACAACTGCATGACCGAAATACTACCCATAATACGCGCAGGGCGACGGATACCTTTTCTACCGACACCGCGCTTTTAGTGGGTCAAATGATGGCCGAATTGAAGTCCGTCGGGCAACAGCTCGTAGAGACGACAACGGCCATTAACTCCCAAAACGAAACCATCAGTAAACAAACTGAACTCATCCACGATACTCAGATAGAAATGAGTCGTTATTACGCAGGTTTAGAACGTGCGAATGACGATATCCAAAACATACGCGACAGTCAGCGTACCATTCTTAACCGTCTTGATATCGCGGTATCTAAAGAACAGTTCGAAGAACTTGAAGCACACGTCCGCACCCTCAACGGCACCGACTCCAAATTTAAAACATTAGGTATCGATATCAACGACCCGAAAGCGGTCGAAGAATGGCGAGACGCTTTCATAGGCGTTCGTTCCTCTCGTCGTACCCGCAATAAGGTGGGTTTAAGAGTGTTACAGGCGTTAGGCGTTGCGCTGGCGTTAGCGGTGTGTGCTGCGGCTTGGAATGGCGGTGTAAAGGGGTTATTGAGTGAAGAAACCCGACAGGAGCAGGAGCGATGAGCTATAAGTACGGTAAAACCAGTGCGGCACGTTTAGCGACGTGTCACCCTGAAATACAACGTTTGTTTAATTCACTGATCAAGGACTACGACGTGTCGGTCATATGTGGCCACCGAACCGAAGCCGAGCAGGACGCGGCGGTAAATAGCGGTAACAGTAAGACCATGTACCCGAACAGTAAACACAACAGTTTACCGTCACTTGGTATCGATGCGGCGTTATACCCGATCGACTGGAACGACGTAGGTCGGCATTACATGTTCGTCGGCATCGTGCGGGAACGAGCGCGACAGCTAGGTATCCCGATCCGCTGCGGTGCCGACTGGGACAGTGATTTTGCAACCAACGACCAGACGTTTAACGACCTGGTACACTTCGAATACGCAGGAGCGTGATATATGTTAGGTAAGCTATCAAGTATCCTCACGGGAGGACTGGCCGAAACTGTCATGTCAGGGATCACTAAGTATTTCCCGCCCGACATGAGTGATGAACAAAAAGCCTCTGTTAACCTAGAGTTACAACGTATCGAACTAGAAAAGCAAGCAAGTGTAAACAAGGCCGTTGCGGAGGCTGAAAAGTCAATCAACGAACGGATCGCTATCAGTGAGGGGACGGCTAAAGATTTAATGTCGTTACCAGTGGTAGGGCGTTTATTGATATTCGCTCGTGGTGCGCAGCGTCCCGTCTGGGGTTTCTCCACCATGTACGCCGATTATATGTGGTTCAGTGGTCAGTGGTCGAACATGTCACAACAACAAGAGTCCGCGCTGTGGGTTATCAATTTGCTAGTGTTGGGTTTCTTGTTCGGGGAACGGGCCGTGCAGAACGTCGCGCCGCTTATCGCGCAGCACTTCGTAAAAAAGTAATCGACAGGTAAAGAAAAGGGCTCTAAATACTGTAGCGCAATACAACGATTGCGCTACAAGGCATAATGGGTTAGTGGAAGCGGTTACGCAGGCGGGGGAGTAGGGTCTGGTTTAGGAACCGACGCGGGAACCGAGAAGAAATAATCGATAACGTCGATCCCTGCCGCTTTTGCGTAGTTGTCACGTTCTGAATAATCCCCCCGCGCTCGTGCGCTTCGACCATGTGTTTTATGTAAAAGTCACGCATGGTATGACTGCCCCCCTCGGAATCTAGGTTTTCTACGTACCCATACATTACTACGACTTTTCTTAATGGAAGCATGTTTGCGGATACGACTTGCGTCGAAACTATCTAAAGCATGTTTCATACCGTTGTATAAGATATGGTAAGAGCCGTTTCCGTTTCGGTACATTGACGCACCGTCTAACATCATCTGCAAGTAATTAACCATTTAAAAATCCCCTTCAGCTACTTGGCAACAGTGGAAGCCCCACAAGCGCCACGCGTTAACCATGCAGTTACGGTCGTCAAATACGATCTCGGTGTTTTCTGGTGTTAAACCTCGCGTAAGGGTCATTTCGAGTTTCACCTCAACGTCGGGGCGTCGGTCGCCGTGTTTACGCATGTTGAAGCAGTAGTGGATACCGTCGAGGCTATCCGGTACTAGGTCATTCGTGGTAATCCATGCTTTAGTTTTACCGTGCGTTCGAGGCGTACCGCTACGACCTGACAAAATCCACACGCGGTGCTCGGGGCTGTCACGGTAGAAACGGAATAAACGCGCGATAGGCTCGTTAACCGTGTCTTTGTCGCATTCAGCGAAGAACGCGTCCCAATTTTTGACGTCGCCCTCTACGTGGTGGCGTCTGTGGTCACATAGTGCAAGCGTGCCGTCTAGGTCAAATATTACGTTTTTAATCATTGGTTGGATTCCTTCTTACTAATAAAACACACGTAAACCGTAGGGTATCCGGAGTAGTCCCATTTACTACCGTCGAAGTGTAGCCACTCATCAAAGTATTCGACCCCGTCTTCCTTCGGTGCGTAGTTAAAAACCTTAACCCAGTACCACCCCGCACTCGGTGGACGCACTTCAAGGAGTGCTAGTTTTTCGTCGGTCACAATCCGTTCTCCTTCAAGTAGTAATCGATCAACGTGATCGCACGTTTCGGGCGTTTATGTACTGAACGACCGTTACCGACAATATCGTAAATGCTGGACGCGTCGTACCCGTACCACTCGGCCACCTGTTTAAGCGTGACACCGTATTGTGATTCTAAATGGTCGGCCACGTTTTCGATCGGCGTCCAATCTGTACGTTTTGACGTGATAGCCGCTTGTACACGGCGGTAAATTTGCAGGCGACGCGTGCCGCCTACTTCAGACCGATCGATGTCGCCCGATAAACGGTTTATCTGTTGGTGTAACTCGCTTGCCTGTGCATTACCTTTATTCACGAGTTCGGACACCTCGTCAAAGTCGTTAGGCTTACACATTGGTACACCGAGAAGACCTGACAAAACACGTACGTCACGCGCGACCGTTTCCAGTTTACGGTGTAGGCCTCGACGGTTTACCGTTTCTTTTAACGTGTCTATGTTTTCGGTGATATACTTGATCGGTTTCTTAATCTGGCGACGCTTCAGGGTTAGCTGGTGTGCTTCCTCGCGCATCTTATCGACTAGGCGATCGGCCTCTCTGAAACGTTTCAGGTCTTTACTGGTAATGTCTCGCGACTGCTTAAACCAAGCGTCTGCGGTAGACTTACCGATGTTTAAACGGTCTACCAGTTCGGGGATTCCCTTGTTGATAACCGGACGCCCTAAGCGTTTATTAGGTGTATTACTCACTGGTTTGGTTCTCCATACTAGCCGACACGCTGCGTGCCATTTTCAACATCACCATAAATCTCCAGCCTTGCGTCTCGGTAAGGTTAGTACCTTCAAGCGCGTTAAATGCTTCGACGCAACGTTTCATAGAGCGTTCACCGTCTTCGGCGTCTCGCTGACTGGCGCGGTCTTTCATATGCCCAACGCCTTTCTCTAGGAACTCGTGCGCAGGGATACGACCCGCAGCCGTGTCGAAACGTGCCGCTGTGATAAGTTGGTCGGTGGTTGCGGGTTGCGGTTGGTGTTCGCGTGCTACCTGCCAGTCGCGCGAAGAAATAATGGACCCGTCGTGTGCCGAAAGGTCGGTGGCGCACAGGAACCTTCCGTTGGACCCCATGCGGACGACGGGGTGAAACATACCCTTGATGTCGGGGTCGTAGTCCCAACGCGGGCCCGTAGTCAAAACGTGAGTACAGTTTGGTGCGGCTTTAATCGCTTCTTCAATCGTATCGTAATACATACGTATCGCTCCTAAAATGCGGCACGACATGTACCGCTTATTAAATCTAATATTACACCGTGTCGGTGCGCTTGTCTACAGTAGTGGATCGACAAGTTTACGCGCTTCCGTGATGTAGTAATCATAATTGATAGTGGACATATCAAAGTCGTCCATTGTGTTACATACGGTCGCTTGCCAACCTTTTGCAAAACTGGTGCGGCGTTCGGTATGTTTCGACTTTGCTTTCGTGTGGATGCGTTCGTCGTGTGGTATTCCGTCAACGTCTAACGAGTCAGACCATGCTTGTGATAAGTAAGGTCTGCCTGGCCCCGTTATCTCCGCGACAACAGCGTCATGCTCTGCGTCACTCACGCCCGCTTTACGTTTCCACGTTCCGACCTTGGCACCCTTGACAGGTGGTGCGATCTTCACGAGTTCTACGCCGCCGTTTGACACGTAGTATCGGTTAATATTTTGTAACTCCGTTTCGACACCGTCACACACCGATACAATACGGTTACTACGTGGCGCTTTAGCGTGTATGCAAAAATCAAGCGGATCAGTGTGGCAACGAATAAACGTCTCAACATCCACACCATGAATTAGACACGCTTCGGCGGCCATAGGTACAACCAGTGCACTGTGGTTCTGGTGCCATTGAACATCCGTACTGCCCGTGTGACGATTCGCTCGCCACGCGTACGCGCCTTTATTCTTCAGTCCGCCGTAATTAGTTAGACTTAGATAGTTGTTAACGTCACGTACTGACATCTGAGTATAGATAGCTTCTTCGAGTTCCAGACCCGTGTCGACTTCCCACTCTTTCCAATGTTGGTTTAATGTCTCTTTGTACTCGCGAGGAATGCGCACCGTCAGACCGTCCGTGTTGACCTGAATCATTTCACATTCGGGAATCGTCAGTAATCGCTCGGCCAACATGCAGAGCGACAATTGACCGTTAATAGTTATAGTCATTGTGAACTGAGGATCGTAGAACGGGCTAAACTGTGAATTAGATTTACCGTACGCACCGTTCAACGCCAGTTTTAACGCCATGTTTTCCGGCGATCCTTTCTTGTGCTTTTTACGTTCGTGGAATATCTCGTTGTAAACGTCGCAAAAAGTTTCAGGCAAGTGTGCAGGACGAAGACGGTTAACGATTGCCAAGTTCGGATAAAACGACGTCACATCTAAATCGACAATCATATAACGGTCGTCACTGCGTACTGTGCGCGACTCAATAGAACCATGGATACCACCAAGGCCAAAGTCATAACTAAACCCGTTAATCACTGCTGACACGTCTTTAAAAACGCCTTTAGTCTCTACGATCACTTGACTGCGGAACCAATTGAGAATGCGATTAAACTCAGGGTGTGAGAAACGCACGTAAGGCAGGATGATTTCGTTAACAACGATTTGATTACGTGGCGTACCTCGAACTTGACGACGACCCGACGAATAGTCGTAACAGCTACCCGGTGCAACGTCTTCCATTTTCATGATGAAGATGTCTTCACCGATTTTAGTGTCGTTGTGGTTAGTGAAGTTCTTACCGTACTTTTCACCTAGTGATTCACGCAGGGCGATGTCGCCTTCACACTCGTTAAGAAACATCATAGTTTCTTTCACATCGTGACGGTTATAGACGATTAACGGATCGAAC